AAGTACTGGTTCGGATGCGCCCGCGCCGGGTTGAAGACAACTGCCGCTGCCGTTCCAGATTCAGATCCTCGAACCGGACATGCTGGCGGGTGATGAAGTCGTCGCTTCCAGCGGAAATTTCGTACACAACGGCATCGAGTTCGACAGCCTCGGTCGTCGTGTCACCTATCACCTGTACCGCCGTCATCCCGGCGATACCTCGGGAAACTCGCTGCGCTGGCTAGCAGAAACCACCCGCGTTCCCGCGTCCGAAATCATCCACCTGTACCGCAAGGACAGACCCGGCCAGGATCGTGGCGTCTCCTGGCTTGCGCCGGTCATTCGCACCCTCTACGACCTCGGACTCTACGACGATGGCACGCTCAAGCGGGTGCAACTGTCCGCGCTGTTTGCCGGATTCATCACCAGCGATGACCCGCAAGCCTTCGGCGATGAACTGGATGACGAGTTGCCCGACTTGCAGCCCGGCACGATGTACATGTTGAAGCCAGGGCAGGGCATCCAGTTCAACAGCCCGCCTCCAGCCAATGACGACCCCGCTTTCCGCGAGTGGGTGTTGCGTTCTGTCGCTTCAGGACTCGGCATCACTTACGAAGCCCTGACCGGCAACCTGTCCACCGTCAATTTCTCCTCCGCGCGCATGGGTCATCACGACATGGGCCGGAATATCGACGCCTGGCAATGGAACCTGTTTATCCCCGTGTTCTGTGGCGGCGTCTTTGACTGGTTCAAGCAGATGCTGACCGCCACCGGCTTCAACGCGGCGGATTTGTCCGTCGAGTGGACGCCACCGGCCCGCACTGTCGTTGACCCGGCGAAAGAGTGGAAAGCCCTCCAAACCGCCGTGCGTTCCGGCTTTATCAGCTTGCCGGAAGCCATCCGCGCGCAAGGCTACGACCCCGATTCCGTACTGACTGAACAGGCCGAATACCTGGCCAAGCTGGATGCGGCTGGCGTGAAAGTCGAATCCGACTACCGCAACGATATTCCCAAACCTGTGGCCATGCCCGCAGACAGCGAGGAGCCAGAAGATGCCAACCCGTAAGCAGCCGCAAGGCCTGCAATTCCGTGAACTCAAGTTCGACATCAAGCCTGATGTGGAATCCCGCACCTTCACCATTCCGGTCAGCAGCGAAGCGCCGGTAGATCGTTGGTGGGGCACCGAGATCCTCGATCACACCGATACCGCCATCAACATGGACCGGTTACGCGATGGTGCGCCCGTGCTGCTGGATCACGACCCGACCAAACAGATCGGCGTGGTGGAAGGCGCCCGCGTCAACCAGCAACGACTGGAAGCGACCATCCGGTTCAGCCGGTCGGCCCTCGGTGAAGAGGTGATGCAAGACGTGATCGACGGCATCCGCAAGAACGTCAGCATCGGCTACCGCATCGACGACCTCATGGAAGTCAGTAAAGACACCTATCGCGCGACGCGCTGGTCACCGCTCGAAGTGACCGTGACCAGCGTACCGGCAGACAACAGCGTCGGCTTTGGACGTTCCGAAGAAGACACCGAATTTAACCCTCTCGATTTACTAACCCAAAGGAGCGCGGCTATGTCCGATCCCATTGAAGAAATCCCGGTGGAAGAGACATCGCCGGTATCCGAAGAACTGCAAGAAACCCCTGTCGACGTGGAAGAAATTCGCGCACAGGTGCTGAAGGCAGAACGCAGCCGCGTTAGCGGTATCCGCGAGGCAGTCCGCATGGCCAGACTCGGCGATAGCGTGGCTGACAAGCTCATCAATTCAGACGTGTCTCTTGAAGAGGCGCGAGGCGAGGTCATGCGTATGTGGAGCAAATCCGTTGATGAAAAATCAGCCCCGGTTCATATCGAATCCGGCCTGACTTCCGAAGACAAATTCCGCGCAGGTGCCGTCGCTGCACTGGCTCACCGGGCTGGCTTTGAAAAGGACGACCCCGCGAATGAGTTCCGTGGCAAAAGCCTGCATGAACTCGGCGCTCGCGCACTGGAAATGAAGGGCCACAAGGTATCCGGCATGACCCGCAGCGAAATCGCCGGGATGCTGCTTCGCGGCCATTCCACTTCCGATTTCCCGCTGTTGCTGGCGGATGTGGCCAACAAGTCGTTGCAGAACGCTTATGGCGTCTATCCGCAGATTTGGAACCGCATTGCCTCGGTCGGTAGCGTGTCCGACTTCAAGACCATCAACATGATCCGCATGGGCAGCTTCTCCAGCTTGTCCACCATCGTGGAAGGCGCCGAATACACCCAAGGGACTTTCAGCGAAGAGCGCGAACAGTTGACGGCGGTCACCAAAGGCAAGTTCATCCAGATGACTCGCCAGATGATTATTAACGACGACCTCTCTGGCTTCGCCCGCATGGCGTCCATGTTGGGCCGTGCTGCTGCTCGCACCGTCAATTCAGACGTGCTGGGTGTCATCAACACCAACGCCGCATTGAGCGACGGTGATGCACTGTTCCACGCCAACCACAGCAACCTCCGGGGATCTGGTGGTGCCATCTCCGTGTCCACTCTGGGTGCTGCTCGCACCGCGATGCGGATGCAGAAAGACCCCAGCGGGCTGGATTACATCGACGTACAGCCGCGCTTCCTGCTGGTCCCGGTCGGCAAGGAAGATCACGCCCGCACCGTCATCGAGTCGGCTTACAACACCGACACTACCGGCCAGCTGAAGAAAAACATCATCAGCGGATGGTCGCCTCTCGAAGTCCTGTCCGATCCGATCATGGACGCAGCCAGCACCACTGCCTGGTACTTGATCGCTGATCCGATGGATGCACCGCTGCTTGAAGTTCGCTTCCTCGACGGTCAGCAGACGCCTTACGTCGCCAGCGAAGAAGAGTTCCTGACGGATGCCGTCCGCTGGAAGGTTCGCCTTGACTACGGTGTCGCGGCAAACGACTTCCGTGGCGGCTACAAGAACGTTGGAGCCTAAGCCATGGCCGATAACCTCGTCTATGAGGGCGAGGTGATTCCGGTTGTGGAATCCGCCCTCACACATCCGACCCACGGCGATGGCCTGGTCGACAGCGGCGATCTTGTCGCTAGCGGCCAACTCACCGGCGTGGCCCTCAATTCAGCCAGTGCCAACACCACCACCATCGAGGTGGCGGTGGAAGGCGTCTGGAGCTTGCCCGCGACCGGCGCAACCGCTACGGCAGATTCGGCCATTGCGGTCGGTGATCTGCTGTACATGGCCGATGCCGATGTGAAAGCCACCGCCACGATCACCAGTGATGCCACCGCCCCCAGCGATGGCGACGAAGTGGTGATTGGTGACGTGACTTACACGTTCAAGACGGCGCTGACCACTGACCCGGAAGCGGTTCCGTATGAAGTCCTGATTGACACCACGGCAGCAGCGGCGCTGGACAACCTGAAGTCAGCCATCAATGCGACGGCAGGCGAAGGCACCAAGTACAGCACCGGTACCGAAGCGCATCCGTTGGTCGAGGCCACCACCAACCAGAACACGACCCAAGTCATCCAGGCGCTGACCGCCGGAAGTGCCGCGAACGATATCGCGACGACCGAAGACGGCGAACACCTGTCATGGGCCGCAGCGACGATGGCGGGCGGCATGTTGATTGGTGATTGCTGCAAGAACGCCAGCAAAACCCGCGTCGGCACCGCGCTAGGCACCGTTAACGCCGGGGCTACGGCCACCATCCACGTCAAACTCAAGTAGGTACTCGACATGGCGAAAAATTATGTACAGAAGGGCGACGTGCTGACACTGGCCGCGCCGTATGCCCGCACCTCGGGCCAAGCAGGACTGGTCGGCACCGGCCTGTTTGGTGTGGCCGTGACCGACCTTGCCAATGGCGAATCCGGCGCGTTTGCAATGGATGGCGTCTGGACGCTGGCCAAGGTAGAGGCTCAGGAATGGGCGACTATTGGCCTAGCGATCTACTGGGACAACAGCGCGAAACTGCTGACGACTACCAGCGGTGGTAACACCCTGGTCGGCTACAACGTGGCCACGGCGGCAAACCCGTCCACCACCGGCACCATCCGGCTGGCGTAAGCGATGCTGACTGATCCCACCATGTATGCGGCTTTGTCTGTCTGGGGCGAGTCTGTCTCGCTTCAGCGGACGCCGCCGGTGAGTCTGGACGCGGTCTATACCGCGCCGGATTCACTGCGCCTCTATGGGGGGATTTCCGTGGATACGGTCGACGCGGCCATTACCGTGCCGACCGCTGACATTGCTTCTTTGGACATCCAGCCCGGTGAGCGGATTTCGATTCGCTCTCAGGCTCACCATGTCGTGGCCTTGCTGCCCGACGATGGCGCAGGCACGTCCATTCTGTTGCGGAGGCTGGTGTGAGTTTCACCGTCAGCCTCGATCAGCAGCAGTTTGCGGCCGTCAATGACATGCTGGGCTATATCAAAAACGGCGTTCCGCGGGCCACCATGCGCGCGGCCAATGTCGGTGCAGCCAGGGCCAAGGCCGAATCAGGCCGCAAACTCAAAGCCCTGCTGACGGCCCCCGCCAGGCGCATTACTGATTCCCTCAAGGTCAGCAAGCGCGCCACGCTTTCTGATCCCACGTCGGTTTTCACCGGCGAAGGCAAGCCCATCGAATTGGTCTACTTCTCCCATAACGGGACGCTGACCAAATCAGATGGCGGCGGCATCATCGCCGACATATTCAAGATGGGCGGCAATCCATTACGCCTGAAGCATGGCTTCATGGCCCGAATGAAATCCGGGCACATCGGCATCTTCACCCGCAAAAGCCCGAAGACCGGCAAGGTTTCTCCCCGCTTGCCGATCTATGAAAGCTATGGCCCGAACGCAGCCGAGGCTCTGGAAAAGACGCCAGAGGCGTTGCGCGCGGTCATGGAATACGCCATGGACAAGTACATGTTCGAGCTGGATCGTCAGGTCGTTCTGCTTTTCCAGAAGGAATACGGCGTCGAACCGCCCGAGGATTGGCTCTGATGGCCACCTACGATTACTCGCTGGTTCAACAGTGGGCCTTGCAAGGCCAGCCGATCCGTGAACAGATCATGTCCGCGCTGCTGACCCGCGCGCAGACCTATCTGGCGACCGCCACGCGAGATCCGATCCGTCGGCAAGAGAAAGACCTCCCGCGCCTGGTGCTGGCTGACCCCAGCGAAACCCGCGCGCAACCCACCTACAAGAAACACCAGCTGGCACTGACCGTCTCGGTCGTTCTCGCGTTTGCCATCGATCCCGCTGCTGAAACCATCAGTCATCAGGCGGGCGCGCATGTGGCCGGAATACTCGCCGCTATGGTCAGTTCTGATCGCACCCTGGGCGGACTCTGCGACGGCATCGAGTACGAGAACTCCACCATCAATTACCCCGACCCCGGCGAAATCACCGCAGGCGTCGCGCTCACTTTCACTGTTTTGTATTCCGTCGCTTTGGGCGACCCTTTCAACCGGAGCTAACCATGCCTACAGCACAAAACGCCCGACTCGACTACGAAGCCGCGCAAACCCTCTACGCAATGGCCGCACTGACTGATTCAGGCGACCACAAGACATTTACTTCAGCCGCAGAATATTGGTCTCAGCGGTCAGGATACGCTCCTGAGATCAAAGTGAATGGCATTCTCACGGGCGGAAAAATTACCCCGACCAGTGGCCAGAACGATAAGGTTGACGTTGCAGCCATCAGCGTCAACTTGAATGGGCTTGTTGTCCCCGTCGCCGGCTCATCCGGTGTTGCCATCTCGCGCGGCGTCACCTCTGACACCCACCGCATCACCTCCATCACTGTCAACGCGGCGGGTTCTGTTGTGGCTGTAGCCGGCACCGATGGCACCGCCTTCAGCGAATCGCGCGGCGCCGATGGCGGACCTCCCTATATTCCGGTGGATTCAATCGAAGTCGGCCAGATTCAGACGACCAGTGTTTCTGCTGCCGAGGTTTCAACCTCCGAAATCAAGCAACGTCCCGGTTTTGAAATGGAAAGGGCCAACGTGCCCATCTATCAAAAAGACCCGATGTCGGGATCTTTGACTTTCAAGGCCGCGCTGCCGCTGATTCACACGGGCGACAAACCCAAGCGCGTGTATGCAGAAGTCTACGAGCCGGAGTTTGCCGAAGTCGTGGATGCGACCTCGTTCGTGCCGCCGGAAACCACTCATAGCCTGACCTCTAGCCAGGTATATGGGCGCGCTATCGGGGCATCATCAAAGAGCCTCAACCAAGGCAGTTTCAGCGCCATGCTGGAAGACGGCGTAACCGATGCCCTCGTTTTGCTGAAGGACGAAAACCTTTTCTTCAAGTTCTACCCGGACGAAAACAAAAGCGCGCATCTCCTGTGTGTCGGCACCTTAGGTCTGGCCCGCACCTTCCCGGCAGACAACCTCATACAAGGCAATTTCACTATCAGCGCCGAATTTACGGCTGAAGAGAAAGAGAGCTAAGACATGGCCTTTGACGCAAAAGCCTTCTCAAAAGCCAAGTTCGAGCCAAGGACGGCAGAGCTTCGCATCCCTGAATTGCAGGAGTGGTTTGGGGATGACGATCCGGTGTTTGTCGTCCGTGGCTTGTCTGGCATTGAGCTGGCCCAAGCGATGGAGGCCAGCAGCACCGCAAAACAGCGGGCCGACTTGGCCGAGGCGCTCATGGACGGCGCGATGGAAGACAAGTCCGAGGCGATCAAAGATGCCTTCGGCTTGGGCGCGGGCGTGCCGGATGAACTGATCCGCTATCACGAACTGATTATTCGGGGGACCGTCGAGCCGACGCTGACACGTGATGTGTCGGTCAAGTTGGCAGAGCGTTTCCCGGTCGATCACAAGTCACTGGCGATCACCATCCTCAACCTGACCGGGCGAGGGTACGCGGTTAAAAAAAAGCCGCAAGACTCTGGCGAGACCCCGACACCAGAGTAAGCCTGGCGCTATGCGCGCAGCGGGGGAAGTTTTTGTATGAAGTGCGGCCCGATTTGGTGCCGTTCGACCATTTAAGCAATTTAGAGCTTCACCTGTGGGAGCTTTACTACGAATCACAGCAGAGGTAGCCGATGACCGCTTATCTTCACGCCCTGGACCCATCCGGCAACCTCGTCCCACTTCAGGTGGACGCGGATGGCCATCTGATTATCTCCGGCGATATCACCATCGGCGATGTCACCGTTTCTGATGTTGAAATCAGCAACGACACCGGCAACCCGGTCCCGGTATCCGGCCCGCTCACCGACACCCAGCTTCGCGCCACGCCGGTTCCGGTGTCTGGACCGTTAACCAATAATGAGCTTAGGGCTAACGATCTTTCAGTAACACTCGCCGGCGAGTCAGTCGCAATAGCCGGATCGGTTGAAGTGACAAACGACTCAGGAAATCCACTGCCAGTCAATGGAACAGTCGAAATCAACAACGATTCTGGCAATGCAATTCCAGTATCACTGACTTCATCGGCCATTCCAGGCCTAAATACCCCCCCCCACGACTACATCAGCCTGTCGTACACCGGCAGCAACGTCACGGGCGTGGTTTACAAAACCGGCGGGTCATCCGGCACGACGGTTGCGACGTTGACGCTGGCTTATGACAGCAATAACAACCTCACTGCGGTCACCAGGTCATGAGTTATCAATTCAATCCATTTACGGGGAATTTTGAAGCATCGAGCAAGCCCGGCCCCGGACTGTTCCGCAAAGCCAACCCCGACGCGGTGGCCTGGACCAAGACTGGCAACGATACGGCGATGACGGCCATGGCGCTGTATGTGGAAGTCAATGGCGCGGTACAGACCATCGCCAGCGGCGCTTCGATCAGCATGCCAAGCCTAACGGCGGGGACTGATTACGCGATCTGGGCCAAGACCAATGGCACGCTGGAGGCCACGGCGAACTTCACCTCGCCACCGACCGCCAATGCCCGCAAGGTGGGCGGTTTTCATTATGCGCCGGGCGGTAATGCGACGGCCCAATCGGGCGGCAACACGACAGCCCAGATTAATGAACACTCGTTCTGGGACTTGAAGTTCCGCCCAACCTGTCCTGATCCTCGCGGTATGGCGCTGATTGCGGGCGGATTCTGGTGCGACATCTATCTGACCGGCGTCGATGCCATCACCAATGGCACCTCGAAGTACAACGTCACGCATGCCGATGGTTCGTCCCCGCCCAAAGTGCCGGCCCTGTTTGGCGGCAATGGCTCAACGACTTATGGCTCACTGACTTGGTTTGAAGCGCAGGAGCTAGCCCGTGCCTTTGGCAAACGCCCGCTATTCCAGTCGGAATTCATGGCAGCAGCCTATGGCACCACGGAAGCCAGCTCTATCGGGACCGATCAAGTGTCATCGGTGCTGAATGCCGCCTATACCTCAAAGTGGGGGATTATCCAGGCCACCGGCGTGCTGTGGATTTGGGGGCAACAGCGCGGCGGGCCTTTCGCCGGGGCGTCCTGGAATGCCAACACAGAGGGCAGAGGGTCCGAATATAACGCGCCGAATGCGGCGTTCTTTGGCGGCTACTGGGGCCTCGGGGCGAACGCCGGTTCGCGCTCGTCGGCCTGGTACCTCGCTGCCTCGTACTCGGACGGCGTCATCGGGTTGCGGTGCGCCTGTGACCACCTGCAACTTGATTAAGGGCGCGGAAGCGCCCGGACATGACTGAGCCGACCGAGGAGCTGGCGTGCTACGACCAACTAGCCATCGTCGAAAAGTACGAACGGATCATTGCCTATCTCTATCCGATCGCGCAATCGATTCCGCGCAAACATGGCGTTGCTCGCGACCTGTTCTTGCACTGCCTGATGGGACAAACCGATTTGTTCTTTCAGGCAGGCAAGTCGAATCAGATCAGTCGAATTTACGCGGCGGATGCGGGCTTGGCGCATCTCCGCTTTTGGATGCGATTCTTGCACGGACAACGCTGCATGAGCCATCACCAACTACTGACGTCGCAAGCGCTGGCGGCGGAGGTCGGCGGCATGGTGAATGCGTGGATCAATCGCAAGAAGAAGCAGGGGCAAGCCGGGACATAATGCGGCGATCTTTGGCGGCAACTGGAACAACGGGGCGAACTCCGCTTCGCGAACGTCGAACCGGACCAACGCTGCCTCGAACTCGAACAACAACATCGGGTTGCGGTGCGCCTGTGACACACGTTTTTCGCTCCGTCGTCGCTACGGCGCGACGGGCCGTCCACTCAGTGTGGTCAGCCGGTTTTGTCCTCCTTCGGGAAATACGCTTAGGGGTCTGGCAGAGCGCCGATTACTGCAATATGGAAAGGCGCGGCCAGCATTTATGAGTCAACGTCATCGCAACCTGATTGAGCGCATCGCGGCGATCGACAATCTTCGCGAGGCCTATCGGCGGACGCGCAAGGGCAAGCGCATGACCTGGGGTTATCTCAACTTCAAGGAATACGATGAACTGTTCTTACGGGGCATTCAACGGGAACTGTTGGCGGGCGAGTATCGGATTGGCCCGTATCGTCAATTCACAATTTTTGAACCCAAGGCCCGCAACATTGCCGCCCTGGGGTTTCGCGATCGGCTGATTCAACACGCACTGTGCAACATCATATCGCCCATATTTGAGCGTGGACTGATGCCATACACGTTTGCTTGTCGAACCGGCATGGGCACGCATGCCGGGGTGCGCCATGTGCAATCCATGTTGCGGCATACGGGTGCCACCTATTTTCTGAAAACCGATTTTCGGAAGTTCTTTCCAAGCGTAGACCATGCCGTATTGCATCGGCTGATTGAGAAGAAGATTCAGTGCCGAGGCACACTGGCCCTATTGCGGGAAATCATCCCGCCCGAAGGAACGGGATTACCGATTGGCAGTTTGACCAGTCAGCTATTCGCCAACGTCTATGCCAATCCGGTCGACCGATTCATCCATTTTGAGCTGAAGTCGCGACATTGGGCACGGTACATGGATGACATCATCATCCTCGGTCATGACCCGCATGAGTTGCGGAACCAATTTGCCCGGATGGCTGACTTTGCTCAGTCTCACCTCAATCTGACCATCAGCAAGTGGCAGGTGGCCAATGTGTCACGCGGCATCAATTTTCTCGGCTACCGCATCTGGCCGCGTCACAAGTTATTGCGTAAGGATTCGGTGACTCGCGCCAAGCGCAAGATTCGCCATGCCATTGAGCATCGCGACTCATTAGGGCTGCAAGCCTTTCTCACTGCCTGGTCGGGCCATGCCAGCTGGGCCGATACAAATCACCTTTTTGGTTTTCTGGAGACACATTATGAAATGGCCCATTGTTAATTCGGCTGAAGACCTCGCGGCACTGGAAGGGACTGTGGAATACGACGAATTCTTGACCCTGCTGGAAGGCAGCCTATGGCGTGTCGAGCGCGACGACGAGCAGCAAACCTTTGTAGCAATCGAGGACAACAACACCATCGAGCACTACGGCTTGACCCGTGCCGACTTTCCCAACGCACAGCCGCCTGAATTGCCGGAATGGACACCACCACCCTCTAAAGTGCCGCAGTCAGTCAGCCCTCTGCAAGCCAAGGCCGAACTGATGGCGCGGGGCCTGTACGACAACGTGGCGACGGTCGTGGAGGCCTCGGGCGATCCCATCATGCAATTGGCCTGGGGTACTGCCAGTGAGTTCCGGCGTACTTCACCGATGGTGCTGGGTATTGCGGGGGCCATGACATGGGACGACGAATACCTGGACGACCTGTTTACCGAGGCGAGTAAGCGGAGCTTCTGAGCATGAAATCCCAAGAAGACTCCGTCATCGTCGCCGCTATTTGCTTTGCCGGGATCGCGGTGATTGTGATGGGGGCATGTATTTACCACTTGGTGGAGGTTTGGATATGAACGCATTTTTGAGATGGGCGGCGATGATGGTCATTGCCGCGATCACCGATCAGGCTTTAGACAAAGGCCGCGTCGAGCGCATTAAAAACTTCATTGTCGGCCAAGCTCATCAGGCCATCAGCAATACGATCAAACATGAACGGGCTGCAGCGCTGATCAAGGAATTGGCGGGTGATCTGGCTGATGAAGTGGTAGATGTAACCATCAAGATCATTTACTGGATCGCCAAAGCCACAAGCCAAATTGAGGTGAAGTGATGGCAAAGCGATTCGGACTGACAACCGACAAGGCGGGCGACCTCAAAGGCGCGGTCTACGGCATCTCGGCGGTCATCATCACGATGGAACCGGGCTGGGACAGGACATTCCTTATCAGCCTGTTCCTGATCGTCATGGCGATTATCTCTTGGCTGACCGTGGGGAATATTCCTCCCGAAACGGCACAGGAAGTGGAAGAGGTGATGCAGCACCAGTCGGTTCAGGACATTCTGAGAGGGGGCAGGGAGTGAAGATTAACGCGGCAGGACTTGCTCTTGTGAAGGAGTTTGAAGGCTGTCGTTTGACGGCTTACAGGGACGCCGTGGGTGTACTCACAATCGGATATGGCAGCACTGGCAACCACGTCTACCCCGGCAAGAAAATCACTCAGCAGCAAGCCGAGGATTTGTTGCGTGACGATTTGTCACGGTTTGAGATTGGCGTGAATGCCCAGTTAGGTGGAGTGCCTACAACCGATAACCAACGGTCGGCCATGATCTCTCTGGCGTTTAACATCGGTTTGGGAGCCTTTGCGCGGTCTAGCGTCCTGAAAAACCATAAGGCCCGCAAATATCAGGCGGCAGCAAACTCGTTTCTGCTTTGGGTAAAGGGGGGAGGGAGAACCCTCCCCGGACTGGTTAGAAGAAGACGTTCCGAGCGTTCACTTTATTTACGCGATCTCTGATATGCGATCTATCCACTTCTTTCCACTATCGGCGCTTAGGCTAATAGCCGCACCTACAGGCCAGCCTTTGCGGAGCCTAGTATGAATGGTTGTCTCATGAACACCATAGCGCCTGGACCATTGCCGGATGGTCAGTGTTTCCCCGTTATGGGTGAGGAAGTGGCTGACAGTACGGTTATTCATCTGAACGTCAGCCGTGGTCCATCGGCAATTTTCAGGGCAGTAATTCCCGTCGTTGTCGATGCGATCAAGCGAGTGCTTGTCAGACGGGCGCTCACCCATGTCGTCAAAGAACGCTTGGAAGCTATCTCGCCATCGTTCGCATACCGAGATTCCGCGAGCGCCATATCTCGGCCAATTTGGACTCCCCTCCTTATGGCACCTCTGCATCATCGAATGATAAGCAAGATATTCAGGGGTTTTCTGGATAAGCCTAGAGTGGCTGTATTTAATGCGGCAATCGGCATTCCAGCACCCGCAGGATTTGGTCTTACCGATTTTCAGGTGGTGCGAGTCGACCACGGCAGTGTTTCCGCAGGCACACTTGCAGAGAAACTCAACCCTGTTCCTGTCCTTCTTTTCAGAAGGAACGCGATGCAGGACAGAGAGCCGGCCAAACGTCTGGCCAGAAAGATCGTTAAATTTACGCCAAGCCATACAGTCACCTCAATCATGGTGAGCAATCACTGTGAGATGCTCGGAAACAAGGTGATTGATGTCTTGAGTTCAGCCGCTAAGCCTATCCGAGCATCGAAATTATACCACTCCGGCACCAATGGCCTCGCAGACCGCAAGGCACTGTGGGCATCAATGCGAAAGGCGATGGCATGACCGACGAATTCCTCAATCAAATCCTTATCGGCGTGGGTATCGTGACCTGCATCGCCTTCGGCCTTGCGGCGATTCTGTATTGGGTGCTGGCGTGAATCAATACTGGGTACTGTTCATAGGCTTCTTTGCTCTCGGCTATGTCTGCGCGGGGCGGGGTGATAAATATCCCACCACCATACTGAAAGGCGTTGCCCTGATTGCTGTTGTGTCGGGTGTTGCGCATTTTTTATCCGGCTGCGCTCAGACCAAGGTGGACAAAGTGGTGGACATTTCACTGGGCCAAAAACCGGCCATATCCTGTCCAAAGCTCGTCATGCCGCCGGTTGGCACCGATTGTCTGCTGGACATTCAGGGCGACAAAGTAACCGCCAACGACTGCGGCGATACCTTGCTGCGTGGCTATGTGCGGGCGCGATCCTTGCTCAAACCAGCTGCGCCTGGAACGACCACGCCATGAAGTACCTCAGCTGCGAACTCAAGCCGACCACGAAATCCGGCAAGGTGCTGGACGATCTGCGACTGAATGCGCGAGTGGTGGCCAAGTGCCGGTATGACCTGAATGGAGGGCTGAATGGCCGAGACTGATCTATCGAAATGGGCAAGCGCCGGTGTCGCTTTCCTGGCAGCAGGCGGGGGCTATATCGGCTCGGTTATCAGCGATGCCGAAAACTCCGGTGCGCTGCAACAGCGAGTTGAGACCGTGCAAGCGCAGATTCACGATCACGACCAGCGCGAGCGCAACTTTGAATCGTTGATGACCCGGCAGATAGCCGACATTGAGGCCCGCGTCCGTGTGCTGGAGTCCAAACGATGACATGGATACTCCTCTACCTGCTCCTCTGGATGGCCTTCCGAATGCTCCTGAGCCTTGGCCGTGCCGAGTCTGCGGAGAACCCGCCGCTGTACCGAGTGCACTCTGCGAGGCTTGCGAGTGGGCACTTGAGGACGCGATCAACGGACGACGATGATGGCTGATGACGCTGACAGAGCGCAAGAGAACATCGACCGGGCCATGCGGCGGTATGAGCGCAGACCGATGAGTGTGCCGACGTTTCGGGAATCGACCGATTGTTTTGAGTGTGGCGACCCCATTAGTTTGGCGCGCTTGAAAATCTTTCCGTATGCCGTTCGGTGTGCTGAGTGTCAGGGCTATTTTGAACAGAGCGTGAACCGTGGCTGATTTAAGCAAAACCGTCGAGATTATCTTCGGGGCCAAAGATAACGTCACGGTCACTGTCAAGAACCTCGAAAGCAACCTCAAGGATTTTGACGCCACCGTCAAGAATGTTGCCGCACCGCTGGCCGACATGGCCAATAAGGTACTGGCGGTTGAAACCGCCGTCCTGGCCTTGTCTGCGGCTTTTGTCGGCAAGGCCATCAGCGCCGCTGGCACCTTTGGCGATTCTGTCCGCGAGATCGGCACGTTGTTTGGTGGCACATCGGATCAAGTCGGCCAATTCGGCACCGATATTCAGAACTACGCGGCCACCTCTACACAGTCCATTGAGTCCATCAACGGCGCCATCTACGAGGCCATCTCGTCGGGCGTCAAGTATGAGGACTCGCTGAAGTTCATCAACGACGCCGAAAAGCTGGCCGTCGCTGGCCGCGCGGACCTGACACAAGTCACCGACGTACTGACCGGAACGCTCAACGCCTACGGTGCCAGCACGGAAGAAGCCGCCGCCTACACCGATGACCTGCTGACCGCTGTTAACCTCGGCAAAACCACCGTGCCTGAGCTGGCGCAGTCGCTGGCCAATGTCACATCGATTGCGGCGGCGGCGGGCGTGCCGTTCGCTGATTTGTCTGCGGCTGTCGCGGGTGTTACCGCCGCGGGTAAGCCAACGGCTGAAGCCATCACCGCCATTCGTGGCGTGCTGGAGACCTTCGTCTCGCCATCGGGCGCAGCGGCGAAAGCCGCGCAAGAACTCGGCATCAGTCTGGACACCACCACCCTGAAATCTCAGGGACTGGACGGCGCACTCAAGCAAATCTACGAGGCCACCGGCGGTACGGTTGAGGGCTTGTCGCAAATCTTCACCACCACCGAAGGATTGCAAGGCGCGCTGATCCTCGGTGCGGATAAATCCGGCATCTTCGCCAAGGCGTTGGAGGAGATGGGCACCAACGCGGGATTGACGGCCAAGTCCTACGAGACGATGGCGCAGTCATTCGAGGTGGCCACGCAGCGCATGGCCAACGCCGCTGATGTGGCGATGATTAAGGCGGGCACGCCGCTGCTGGACGAGTTCGGTTCGGTAGCCGCTGGCATTGCCGCTGTCTTCGCCAATCTGGGCAAGTCGATTGATTCCGGCGCCTTCGATCCCATCATCAACGCGCTGGAAACCTTTGGCGCGTCGGCAGCGGATACGCTGCAAAACATTGCCAAGAATCTACCGGAAGCACTGGAACAGTTGGACTTCGGCCCGCTGCTGGATTCCTTCGGCAACCTGGGCGATGAAGTGAAGGAAGCCTTCTCCGACATCTTCGGCAATATCGACCTCGATACGCCGGAAGGGCTGGCCAGTGCGTTGCAGACCATCGTCAACGGCATCGCTGCGCTGACTAACGTCACCGCCGGGATTGTCGACAGCTTCGAGCCGATCTTCGTCGCCTTCGGTGACCTGGCACGTGAAGCCGGTAGTTCCGGTGAAGAGTCGCAGAAGGCGGCTGGCCAGTTCCTCGGCGTGGCCCAGCAGATCATGCAGTTCGGCACCGCACTGACCGGCGCCTTGACGCTGTTCAATGAAACCGGCACGTCGATTATCTCCGTGATCGATATCTTCGCCGGCGGAATCAAAGTTGCATTCAACGGGGTGCAGATTGCGATAGACAGCGTCGGGGCAATCATCCTCTCAACGCTGAAGGCCATTGCCGATGGCTTCGCGCTGGTGTTGCCGGGTGATATTGGCGAACGCTGGGCAGAAAAGGCGGCGCAGTTCTCTGGGCTGCTGGATGACCTGGCCGAACGCACTGATGTCAACACCAACGACATGGCGGCAGGGTGGGAACAGGTTCAGCGTGGCCTGGAAGGCGTCGGCAGCAACATGGGCACCACGGCAGACAGCGCCGAAGGGCTGGCCGAATCCACCGACGTGGCCACCACTTCCGGCACCAAGTTTGTCGCCATCGACTGGGGCCAATCCGCTACCGGCATTGATTACGTGGGCGAAGCCGCCAAACGCCTCGGGCTGTCACTGGATGCCAGCGGGCCGTCTGCCGAAACCTTCGGCAAGTACGTCAAAAGCGCCGCCGACGAAGCCGACATTGCCCGCGCCAAAACCAACGGCTACAAGCTTGAGATTGACGAACTCGGCAATCGCACATTCATCCCGGTCATCGAAGGGACCAATAAGACGGCTGAAGAAACCAGGAATGCTGCCAAGGAAATGGAAGCCGCCGCGAAACAGGCGGTGGAATATGACCTGAAGCTACAACAGATCGCCAGCGCGGAACGCATCGCCTACATCGAGGCCAAGTTCAAGGTTGACGAAGCGCAGATACAAGCCGACGCGCAAAAGGTCGTCGCCGCCTTCGAGTCCATCAACACATCCATCACGTCTACCGGCGAAACCCTGACCGGACTGGTCGGCAGCTGGGCTGCACTGGCTGGCACCTTTGAAGGCGCGAAGCTCTGGGATCTGATTGAGAACGAAGAGAAGCGTCGTCAGGAAGCCTTCGAGCAGCAGAAGATATTGCTGGCCGAACAGATCAAGTACATGCAGGCCCGCACCACGGCGATGCTGAAAGGCGACACGCTGCTGAAGGTGGAAGCCGCTGGCCTGACGCCGCACCTTGAACGCATCTTCCATGAAATCCTTCGCGCTTGTCAGGTGAAAGCTAACGAGCAGGGGCTTGAACTGTTACTGGGGGCCACCTGATGTTAGTCGCGCTGGAATCCTTCGTCTTCGACCCGGCCGGTGCCATCGTCATCGATGCGCTGCCCGATTCGGAACTGTCAGCCTCCACCCGGCGCGTCAGCCGCACAGCCACGCTTGATGGCAATGCTGCGCTGATCGACAACGGTTGGACGGCCTCGGACAGCACGCTAACCATTGAGGCGCATCTGTCATCCGATCAGGAAACCGTCATCAACCGGCTGATTCGCGTCTATCCAGAGGTCATTTGCACGACCGAATACGGCTGTTACCTGGGCGTCATTGAAGCGTTCAACCGCACACCCGCCGGTCGCCACATCATTTCTTTTTTGATTCAACGGGCCTTGAGCCTGACATCTGACTTATAGGAGACCAATACGCATGTCTGATATCAATCTCGCTTATTTGGAGCTCCGGTTATCGGGTGGCGCGGGCAACACAAATCCCACCGCATCACTGGGTGGCATCATGTCAAATACAGCCATTCGATCGGCTTCAGCAACCGGCCTATCCAATATCAGCGGCGTCACCATCCTGGATGCGCCAGGGTCAGTGTCTGGCGCCGGAACCCTGGTATGGGATAGCGCAGATGAAACCATGTCGTGGTCGCCATTCGGCGGCTCTGCAGGCGATCCGGTCGTCATCACGGAAGATGGACGGTATGCCATCCCAGGCAGCGAGGGTCATCTTTATGTGGATGTCGATTATTCCGCACTGCCGGCACAGGCAGAGACCGACACGCTCACTGTCAGCATCGTTGCTAACGCCCTTTGGGACAACATTGGCAAGCCGGAAGCGTTTGCCGGTGATATTGAATACCGCTGCGCTTACATCACCAATACTCACCCAACCGATCCGTTTATTGGCGCCAAGCTCTTTATTGGTAGCCAGCCGACCGGCGCCGATACCCTGGCACTGGCGATGGATTTGGCCGGGATTGGTGATGGGTCATCTAGCGGCGTGGCGGATACGGTGGCGGATGAAAACACGGCGCCCGATCCATCCATCACATTTGCATCACCTCTTACTCTGGGGATCGCTTTAACTGCGGGACAATTAGACGCAGGAGACGCCATTGCCTTTTGGCAACGTCGCACGGTTCCCGCCAATACCCTGACATCGACGCCAGACGACCGCTCACACCTCATCATCAACGTAGGCTATTGATATGACCACCAACGTCAAAGTATTCAAATCCACCGACGCCAACGCGCCAATTTTGGCGGGAACGGCGGCTTACCTCGTCAACGTCCTCGATGCGGTACTGGTCAACGGGTACAACAGCCAGACGGTAACGATTGCCCGCGACGGCACCACGGCAACGGCCAGCGCTACGGCGCATGGGTTCCTGCAGGGGCAATGCCTGTTGATTTCAGGCGCAAGCCAAAGCGAATACAACGGCGAGCATTACATCACCGGCGTGACCGAAAATAATTTTACTTTTACTGTCAGCGGTTCCCCGGCGACTCCAGCCACTGGCACCATCACGGCGAAAATGGCGCCTGCAGGCTGGGCTAAGTCTTTCTCCGGCACCAATAAGGCCGCGTATAAGATGGGCGGTGGAAATGAACGGTATCTGCGGATTGATGATGCGGGTGGAACCTCGGCCCGCGTGGTCGGCTATGAATCCATGTCGGATGTCGATACCGGCACGGCGGCTTTTCCGACCGCGGCGCAGGTCTCTGGCGGGCTATACATCAATAAAAGCTCGACGGCGGATACTAGCGCCAGAACATGGATTGTGCTGGCCACCGATCGGCTAGTACACGTCTTCATCAATGGTGCTGCCACAAATGGTCAGCTGGCGTCGACGTTTACCTTTGGTGACATCAAGAGTTATGCGGGCGGTGATCAATTTGCCACTCTTATTATTGCCTCGCCCAGTTATTCAGCAACAGCGGTAGGCAGCTATAACCAGGCAACTGCAACGGCGCCCTACGGCACAACATTGGCTAGCCACTACGTGGCACGCAGCTACACGCAAGTGGGCGGCAGCGTGGCGGTCGGCAAGCATGGCGATGCGGCCAAGGCCAAATCATTGACAGCACAGCTTGGCGGGGCAGGGCTGACCTACCCTAGCGAAACCGATGGCGGGCTGTATATGACACCGGTCTACATTCACGAAACCTCGGCCATGCGCGGGGTCATCCCTGGCGTGTGGGCACCCCTGCACGGCAGACCTTTAACACAACTGGACACCGTGAGCGGGTCTGGGTCATTGGCCAGCAAATTATTTATTGCCCTGAACACCGACGGCAGCACTCCAGGCGGGGCTAATGGTCAGCTATTGCTGGAAACCTCCAACACTTGGGATATCTGATGGCTGACGCAGGCGCTATCGCAATCAACCGTCCCATAGCGACCTCCATGCCGCTTTCGGTCTGGGCAGCGGGCAGTCGCGTGATCTCACCCATCACCCGGCCCACTTCCGCTCGAATGCGAATGGCAGTCTATGCGGCGGATACCGCAAGCCTTGGCTTGTACCCTCGCAATGGACGCATCGCCGGCACAGTCCAAGCCGCCGGCCAAAGCCTGGCCGGCAAATGGGTCATCTTGATTTACCGGGATTCATTCCGCGTCGTGGCGACGACCCGCACCAATGGAGCAGGAGGGTTTGAGTTTGACGAACTTTGGGAGGGCGGCAAATACCTGGCTGTGACACTGGAATCACTGGAACCGCAACCCGCTCAGAACGCAGTGGTCGCTGATTACCTGACACCCGTTACCACATGAGCTACATGCCAGACACAGGCAATGCCGTCACTCTGGAATTTTCCGGCGGCTATACGCCGTTGGTGGGGTCGTCCGTGATTCTCGATTTCACGGCCAGTCTGGTTTATGTCAGTGCGGCTTTTGGGCAAGCATGGACGTTATCGGTTCCGGCTTTTGCCAGCACTGAACGCTATCAGGCATGGTCGCTGTCGGCTTTGGTGTTTGCCGATTGCCGGTACGATCAGGCCTGGTCTGTCGCTGCCTTGCAATTTGTGCCAGCTGAATATCATCAGGCATGGGCGCAACAAGCCCCCCTCTTTGAGGATGGCGCCTATGGTCAATCATGGGCGTTTGTCAGCTATCAGATCGCCACCGCCGATATTGAACAAAGATGGTCACTAGAAGCAAACGCCGCCTGGACCAAAGTCATCAGCTCAACCGCCTACCTGCTAAGTCTCGAACAAGGCGAAGACAGCACCGAGATCCCGATGGCCAATTTCTCTGGCCAGTTCCGCTCCGGCGAGCCGTCCTACATCCAGTGCAGCATCCCGAACTCCTGGGTGTGGGCTGATACTATCGCGGCCTATGCGGCGCAGGAAGACACCGAGATTGTCATCAATGCCGGCTACCGCTGGTCGGATGACAGCTACACCACTCAAGAGATTGCCCGCGTCACCTTGCGGAATGTCCGCTATGACTACGGCGCGCGGTCTGCTTCCGTCTCACTGGATGGTGTCGACACTCGCACCAATCCAGCACCGAAAGCCCTCACCCTGACTGGGGCCAGCTACATCAACCAGGACAGTGACGGACGCTTGCGGTATCGAGTCACGCCTCAGTTTGACGTGAGGCCCGGCGATACCGTCACCGTCGGCAACGATACCTTCGTCGTCGGTGAACTGTCCTATCAGGTCAACGCCAGTGGGGCCAGCATGGAAGTGGCGGAACTGATCGAGTCCACCTGATGGGCAAGGGCGTCATTGTCGAACATCTGGGCGATGCCCATTACCGCATCGGGCTGGATATTGATGTCAGCTATGCCCGTGACCAGCTTGCGGCCATCAATCTGTATCTGGACGAGTTTGCCGCGAAGTATCAGGAAGCCACCGACGCCAAGAACGAAGCACAGGCCGCTCTCGCGCCGATCAATGCGCGGCTGACCGAATACCTCGCCGACGCGCAAGCAGCCAGCCAGGCGGCTTACGATGCGATGGTGGCGGCGTATGACGCATGGGTAGACGCTGTGGCGAATCAGCCAGACCCGGAAATTATCGCGCCACTGCGTGAGGCGATGGATGTCTGGTTTGATGGCTTCGCTACGACTCACAACGATTACATCCTGGCGCTGGATGGGGATGAACAGGCGCCGTTGCCGATACCGGATGCACTGGAAGCCCGCACCCACGCACTCCAGCAACTGACGCTGGCGATGGGTGACTGGCTCGGTGCGGTCGGCGTGCTGATTGATCCCGCCGCCGTCAATACGGCATTCGACGCGCTCGGCCTTGCGCTGGATGATTTCGAGGCAGCGACCGTCGCCTATGCCGCAGACCCCGGTAATCCGACGCTGAAAAGCGCGATGAATTACTACCAGGGCGTCTACGAGACCGCCCATGCCGATTGGGTGAAGGCCGTTGATGACAACAGCGGCGATGCAGCGGTCAAAGCCGCGCGCGATGCCTACGATGCCGCTGCTGAAACCTTCGACAACGCCCGCGCAGCACTGGGCAAGCTACTGGACAACGGCGGGATGCCGCCTGAATTGGCCGATATCATGGCCGAACAGGAACGCGCCTATGCCACTTATCGTGGGGCGCTGCAAAACTGGCAGAGCATGACGCTGATTAAAACCGAGAAGGAAACAGCCAAGGCAGAATTGATGTCCCGTCTGCTGCCCTTCACCAACAATGACGGCGAACCTGTCCGGCAAACGGTCAACGCCTGGTGTTGCGATGCGACCGAGGATATCGCGGTCGGAGCTGAAGTGGCGACCATCGAGATCCCCAGCGAACGCGATCTTGGCGTTCGTGTCCGTCCGGCTTATGAGTCCCGCGAAACTTACAGTGCGGCCCGTGATGGCAAGCTGCAACCAAGCTGGTCATCATCACCCGAGGCGACTTACTGGAACTGGGCATTGCATCCCGGCAACGCGCGCTGGAATCCGAACTATCGACTGGGCGAGATCCTCTTCATCGATCCGCTGACCGACAAATGCACCGTTCAACTCGACCCGCAGCGCAACAACGAAAAGTCCCGCGCCCGTGATGGCAACACGCTGGATGTCATCAACCCAGTCAAGTATCAGATAGACCCCGACACCGGCGAACAGACGCCGATCCTGCCGGGTAACAATGTGCAGGTATCCGATGGTGTCACCACCCTAACGGATGTGCCCATCGAATACATGGAATGCAACGCTGCTGTATTCGAGGTCGGCGACCATGTGATGGTGGAGTTCCAGAATCGCGACTGGAAACAGCCCAAGGTGATCGGGTTTGCGGAGAATCCTAAGCCGTGCAGTATTCGAGGAATCGTGCTTAGCGCCTCTGGCGTGGATACCTTCACTCAGGTCAAGGACGGTACGTCTACGTTCAGTCATCCAAAGCTGCCCGTAGTGGGCGGCAATTATGACTGGACCAGCGCAGATAAAAAAATCTGCCTCACCTGGAACGGGCCTCCTGGCCGCGCTATTCGCAACAGAATAGAGCCGCTCTATTACGGCGACTCGTCTCCAATAATTAGCGCCAACACCACACATGGTAGCGTTCGCCTGTTGCAGTATTTAGGGGATGACTACAAGGGCCCTGGGTATATCGTAATCGATGATCTTGGACCTTATGTCTGGAGAGATGGCGTCGTCTTCAGTCAGGCCCCGGCAGGTCATGTAGTCATTGGCGCAACGGTTATCAAGCATACTGAAGAGACTTCTCCCGGGGCAAATCAGACCTATACTTATCTGGTCATGATTACGCGCCGCACGCTGCCTGACCAAGCTAATTTGTTAAACGACGATATCGCCCATAAGCTTTATTGGTATTGGGGCCAAGTCGCGGGCACTGAACAGGTCACTACTCTCAATCAGTTTTATGAGCTTTCACTCTATGATCACGGCGCGCTGCCGGCAATTTCATGCTTTTCCTTTAGCGGCACAGGATACAAGTGCGCTGGACTAATCCCTGCGAGATCAATCTACAACTATTCAATACAGCTTAGCCCGGATATTGATAAACCGTCCGCTGGAGTTGGGAATGATTTGATCGTATCGGCGGAGTTCCTGCCATCATCAGAAGGTGTAACGATTTCAAATATACAGGTAACAGATCAGGCGCATAGCCCAGCCGCAGTCATTGCCGTTACTACATCAACCGTGGAGGATCAACCGGGGTCTGGGATTATTTATAAGGGCGACGTCTCGACGACTTTCAGTAGACAGCAGGACGATTCTGCCATTGTTGCAATCGATTTTGTTGGCGAAGTAGACGTCACACTGACCGCAACCTATGTCAGAGATCAAAGCGGCGCTTGTACCGTAGGTGTGTACGATGACACAAGTCTGACTGGCACCGCATCAGACTATTACACCGTCAGCACGACAGCCTCAGATAGCATCGCTATAACGCTGCGGGATGCTTATCGGTCTCGTGTTCTGAATGTCCTGAATGTTTCGGCCACACATTCGGCCAATGCTTCTGGCGTGCCAGGAACGGACATCGGCAACGGGTCCACGTCGGACAACTTAACGAGCGTGCGGCCGGTGTTCTATGATCTGAGAAATGGTGCCTATCTGGCTGAATCTGGCACCGCGTCTACGTCGATCATCGACTATAGGGATACATCAATCTCACTTGAGAAGTCCCTGATTGATCATCACGGCAAAATTTACAACACGATCACCCGGTCGCAGAGCAATTCATACGGGTCAGGCGGGGCTGGTTCGATTGACACGACAAGACCATTCGCCACATCCGGATTGCCAACAGGACAAGAAGCAGGATCAAGCGCGTGCAATGCCATGGCTCTGCCGTGGGAGCTTCAGTGGACGATTAGATCAGGCAGTCTTGAAGGCGAGTCTTTCGTTGAGCGTTACGCCCGCTGGAGCAATATTGACAGCTTGGCATGGCAGATAAACTACATGCCCGAATATGTAGATTGGCAGACGCGCAGAAAATCCTATGAATGGGGCACGTACATCACCAAAACGATAACCACGATGCCAGTTTATTGTCAGCCAACGGGATCGGAGCTGGTGGCCCGCGTCACGCCAATCGAACTCACGCCGCAATTTGACGGGTTAGCCATTCACTTTGCAAGTAAAGAACCGCAAAACGTCGTGCTGGCGTCGGGGTTCGATGTCGATACGGCTTGGCAATCCCATCTCGACACCAAGCATCCGCCAGCCGATGGTGATCCGGCTATCACCCAAACGGCGCTTGAGGCTGATCTCAAGCCGCTGTTCAGGCGTTGATTACCAAAGCCTCGCCGCTAAATCAGACCCCCGCAGATTGCTATAACGTCTGAGCATTCGCGGGTCGCGGTGCCCGGTTATCAGGCTGATTGTTCATCAAGACGGGCATATTCGCCAAAATGTGTTTTTGCAGCATCGCAGTAGGCTGAATAAGCCTCCTCTTTCGTATCATACATCCCAAGATGTATCTGCTGTCTATCAACACAGATGTATGCCTGAAATCGATGTGTTCCAGCTAGTGATCGTACGCCTTTGAAACCGCTGGTGTTTGAGACCGGGGTTTTGCTGTTGCGTGAGTTCATGCGTTGACTACATGCTCTCAAATTTGAGAGCGCGTTGTTGAGTCCGTTGCCATCGATATGGTCGATTACCGCCCCCTCTGGCGGCAATTTCCCATAGGCAAGAATCCAACAAAGTCGGTGGGCCTTGAAATCAAGCCTTTCAAGTGCAAGCTTCCGATATGATGTTCTGGAACCTTTTCCGGTAATAACCGCGCCAGCAATGCGATCAGGAAACAGAACTTTCCATATCAAGTCGCCTGAAACTGGATCGTAGCGCAGTATCTGATCGAGATATTCAAAACTTTCGATCTTAGCCCTTGTCGCCAAGTTATAATCTGAGGTAGCCATGCTGCAATCTCCACAAAGATTGAGGGGTGGTTAGAGTCGCGCCAGATATTGCAAGTATTTGGCACGACTCGAATTTACCACAATTTGTCAGCCAAATCACTTCCGCGCAAATTAGAATATTTGCGCAGCATTCTTGGGTCGCGATGACCCGATATCTTAGAAATTTCGATATCCGTGAGGTTGGTTCGCTCATACATACGGCAGATAGCCTCTCCTCGAAGATCATGAAAATGCAGATTCACACACCTGGCCTTCTTCGCAATCTGGCTCCAATGGTATCCAATGCGCAACGTCGTTTTTCGCCGGTCGCCATCGAAGAACGGGAACACCTGGCCGGATTCCGGCAGATCAGCCAGCAACGCCATCGCCACGCTGGATAGAGGCACTTGGCGCTTATCTCCGTTCTTCGTCTTGTCGAGAAAGATCGTCCGCTTCGGCAAGTCCACCTGCTCGACGGTCAACGTGTAAAGCTCAGACAGCCGCATCGCAGTCTCAAGCGCCAGGCCGAATAGCCGCTCCATGTCCGGCATAGCCGCCATCACCTGGCGCAATCGCGCCTCCTCCCCCGGCTCCAGCCGCCGATCACGGGCGGTATCCGTCACCCGCTCGCCATCATCCGGCGTGTAGGCGGCATAATTGCGGGGCAGGGCACGTATCACGTTGACCGGCACCAATTCCCGATAGACGGCGATATCCATAGCCCTGGCGAGACAGCCCACGCGCTTCTTGATGCTTCCCGGCGTCAGCTTGCGGGCCTTCATGGCCGTGATCCAGTCGGCCAGGTGCTTCTGGGTGATGTTGTTCAGATTCCAAGTGCCGACCTCTTTGGCGATGATTGGCAACAGTGGAATGTCCGAAGCGGAGGGGCTGGACGAAGATTCGTACTCACCCAGCCACTTCGCCACGGTGTAGAGGCTGGCTTTGCGGTCCAGATAGTATTCACCCGGCAACGTCCCGGCGCGAAGCTGCGCTTCGACCTTCTCAGCCCACGCCCGCGCCTGTGCTTCGGTATCCGCGCTGGCGTTGATCGGCTGCGGCAGCGAGTGATGCTTAATGACAATCTCGTAGGTGCCGGATCGTCTTTTTCGGATGTAAGCCATGATTCCCCTAGATGGACTTTTCAGTCCGTTTAGTCGGGCGGTTGACCGACTTGCTAGGGGATTTTAGGTATTTTCAGTAGGTTTTCAAGTCGGTTGAAGCGACGTAAAGTCTCGTAAACCGTTGATTTATGGAGGCGCGTCCCGGA